CCAGAACTATTTGTTCCAACAGCCAATGGTTCAATTGTATCAAATGCTAATACATCCGGTGGTACGGCATTAAACACAGATAACCGAGATGTAGTAGCAGCAATTAACGCATTATCACAAGCAATAATAAATCAGCCAGCATCATCATTTAACGGAACGAGAGGATAACACATGGAAAACCCAACAACTGGCAATGAATCACAATTTCAACGTCCATTCAATATATTGCCTGACAGGTTGTATCGAACTACAATCGGCCGGGGTATTACTTCGGGTCAATTCACAACACCATTACAACTAGGAAACTACAATACATATGACATATTACCAAATGTTTCATATACTAATCCGACACGAGAAGAGCCATCACAATTTATTAAGCCATTTACTGTTAAAACAACATCACCAATACCACATAACTTTATATCAAGCAACATAGACAGAGGTACAATAGAAAACAAAGGAATTCAATTAGCAGGAAATATATTAGGAGGTACTTTAGGTTTAAGTAGTATATCTAGTATAGGATCATCATTACTGAATTCGGGTCATTATTCGACTACATATAATACATTGCCATTTGACAGTCTAACATCACAACCACCACGTGGTGCATTTAATGCGGCTGAATCATTTAAACTAGGGGCTGTTGTACCAGGGGTTAAATATCAAGATTTTAGAAGTCGATACAGAATAAGCACAGAATCTGGTCCTGGCAAGGAAATTATAGACAGTATAAGTTCATTAAACGCCAACGGAGCATCTGCTACACTACGAGGTAGTTTTAGAGCAGGAAAATATGCTCTAGCATCATTGTCGCCAGCAGGAGCATATTCTGTATTTAATATAAAACAAACATATGGGTTTGGTGATCATGACGATCCTGGGGCATTACGAAAAGACTTTACTGCTAGAAGTATGGTAACAACAAAATGGAAAAAGTCAAACCTCCGTCGAATAGACAAAGGTAAAGAAGATAATGGAGGTAAATTTGTTCCTACAATTAATCCGTTGGAACGAGCAACACCATTTAGAGGAGATAAAGTAAATGTTATTGATTATAAAAAAAGCACATTAAAATCAGCATATAGATGGATGCCTAAACGGTCTAAAATTCTAGGAAAAATTACCGATTTTTTAGGAACTGGAGTTACGCAAGATTTTATAAAATTTTATTTTACCGGGCCTACAATTCAACCAGGCGGAGATCAGGAAGACGATATCATGGCATTTAGAGCTATTATAACAAGTTTTGACGATTCATTCTCAGCTGATTGGAGTAGCGTAAACATGGTAGGTCGAGCCGATCCCAATTATCACTATGGTGGATTTTCTAGAGCAGGCTCATTGGCGTTTGATATATATGCAACAGATCGGGATGAATTAAAGCCAATATATAGAAAATTAAACGCACTTGCAAGTTACACTGCACCAATATATGACAGTAATAGTATTGCAATGATCGGTCCATGGATGCGAATAACAATTGGCGATATCCACAACCAGCAACCCATAGTGATGACTAGCGTAACATATACATATGGAATGGATACACCATGGGAAATTAATATTGAAAATGATCCAGAAAATATGCAAACACCAATGCGTGTAAGTGTAACCTGTCAATTTAATATTATTGGAAATGATATACCGCAAAATAATGGAAGACTTTTGTCATTGGCAAAAAAATACACAGACGATGGCAAATCGATACAAGGCAATGATAATTGGTTAAGTGATTCTAAAAGCACAGTACCAAATCCACAAGAGTTTAACAAAACATTCCGTGGTAAAAAAGCAGAAAGAAAAACAGCCCGCGGCTTAAGAGCAGACGATGATACATTATCGAGAAAAGACTCTTTTACAGAGGCAAGGAAACAATTAGCTAAACCGGGACAATAATGGGACGATATTCAACAACATCAATAATACGAGACAACGACGGTTACCGTAAATTGGCAACGTCAATAATACCAAATCCAGATATATCGGATGATGATGTATATATACAAATAACAAGCACAGACCGTTTAGATAAATTAGCACATTTATTTTATCAAAATTCGGCATTATGGTGGATAATAGCTGCAGCAAATAATTTAGGTAAAGGAAGTTGGATAGTGCCACAAAATACGAGTATTAGAATTCCCGGCAAAAATAATATTTTAGACCAAATTAAACAAACAAATCAAGATCGATGAGTTACAATATATTTTATACTGAAGTAGATAAAAATTTACAAACAGAACTAAACGCTCGAGGAAGAGCTGGTATGTTCGATCGATCTAATAAATCGCTAGATTATATGTTAGGTAAAGTTGCAAATGTAAAATTAACTGCGTATGAAAGTAGTGGAAGCACAAGTGCCATAGTATATGAATTGGGTGGTGCAGAAGTACGAGGCTCACGATATCAACCAAATACATTTCTATCTGATCCATCATATACACAAGATCAATTACTTTATGACGACGCCGGTTCTGCTTATACTAAAGAAAATACAATACAAGACGTATCGAGAAGGGTAGGACCATATATTTCAGACGCAACTGTAAATATAGGCGACCATTCATTTGGTTTATTAAACAAAGCAGATATTAATATAGTTATACCTAATGTAGATCGAGATTTAGATACAATAGAACACGTATTTTTTAGACCTGGCAGATATGTTCGTATAGATATAACGCATCCTGAAAATGCCGTTATAACTAGAGACTCAGACCATGGTGGATTGTTGTTACCAAGTATTTTGCCAAACCAAGATAAATTAAAAACATTATACCCGAATTTATTAGATACCCAACTAGAAAAATTAAAATTAGATGCTCGTAGAATTAATTCATATAGATTCGAAGGATTAATAACTAATTTTAATTTTTCATATGACAAAGATGGGGTAGTTAATGCGTCAATTAAACTAACTGGTACTAGTAATGTATACACTGATGTATCAATGTTTCAAAATTCTGATGCTACAAAAGAGAAAGAAGAAAAAGAAAAAATAGCCGATCCAGAAAATACTACAACATTAGAAACCGTGTCTGCAGAAACTGGTAGTAACTATACATCAGAATTTTATGAAAATTTATATGATATTGTTGATCAGAACATTGCACTTGATATTTTGCTGACGGCTGCTGAAAATGACATTATTCCAATATCAGATGTAGCGTATGCAGAAGGCAATGAAATTGAATATATATTGAATCTAGATATTAATACAACTGAAAAATTACCTACCGATGTTTTGTCGAAATTAGATTTAAAAGAATCACATTATAATCCAGTAGATACAAATGATCAGTGGGTGTTAAAAGGAGATCCATATCCAGTACTTCCAGAAAATATACACTCAACATCAATATATGATTATCGATATATTACATTAGGTGCATTAATTGAATTTATCAATGGTCGGGTTTTGTCTAAAACTGGTGGAGAAGCTTCATCAGCAATACCATTAATAATGTGTAATGAGTTAACTACTATTAGCAACTATTATAGTGAATTAGTGTCCGCTGATCCTGAAAGCATATTATTATTACCAAAAACCCCAGGTGATAAATCTGGTATGAATTCATATGGCGGGTTGCAATATTATCAAAATATAATATCAGCTGCAAGCCAAGAATGGCCAGGAGTATGGGAAGAAATTAAAGATTCAACCGGACAGCAAACGAGGGTTTTATATCCATCTAGAATTTTTATTAATTTATCACTAATTAATTCAATTGTTACTAAATTAAGTAATACTGGTAATACTGCATATACTATAAAAGGATTTTTAGCAGAAATTTCTTCATATATTAACATGAATACAGCAGGAGCAATTGACTTAAAATTAGTAACACATCCTACATTCCAAGATGCATTATTATTTGCAGATGTTAAGTGTTTAAAACCAATACCAGAGACAAAATCCGAGGTCCAAGAATCCCATTCATTTGTTTGGACCAACGGTGAAACAATAACCATACCATTACAAGAAACCGATCCAGATCCCGTACAACCATATATCGTACCAATGTTTGCTAATCACCCAGAAGGTACTATCTGCCGAGATTTTAAATTTAGTGCATCATTACCAGAAAATGCTAAAAATTTATCATATGTTTTAAATACATCAGATGCTATATCAGAAAATGACATTGCCCCATTTATGAATTTTATGTATACAGCAGGAGCTGGCGATGCCGATGCTATTAATAAATTTCGTGAAAAATATGAACAAAACTATAATTCAAAAATAGAAGCATTAACCTCAGCAAAATTAAATTTTGGTAATGATCCAACTGACGAAGCCCCTCAACTACAATTGCGTAAAGCTTTATATGAATACATGAAATTTCCAACTCCAAATATACAAGCGTCGCAACTAGCATCAGCACCAGTATTTCCATTTCAGGCCAGTTTTACAATTGACGGCGTTAATGGATTACGATATGGCGATGTTCTTATATTTCATGCATTGCCGTCTAGATATAAAGTTAATACTGTTTTTAGTATAATTGGAATCACACACAATGTAACAACACAAGGACAATGGACTACGGGTGTCAATTGTATAATGAGGCCAAATATAAAATGAGTAGACAAAAGTCATATTACGGCGCGGATGAAATTACCAATAATTTATATGCATTTAATAACGAATTAATGTATAGTAATGGTGTTGAATATATTGGATTATATCATAAATATACAACTGGCGAAATATATAGTCAACCAAGTTGGAATCGAAATACATCTCGTAAATTAATTACGTATGAGAATTTGAATACTGATCGATATAAATATAAACAATTGAATCCAGATATAAATGTAACATTTCAATCACTAATTCTAAAACCAGTTAGTATAACATCATCCGATATCAGCCGAGGTTTTGTTATACGATATTTTATTCAAAAACAAAATTCTAAGAATATTATAGAAATAGATCAATCGCAATTTGATAAATGGAAAGCATCACAGATTGATAATATAATGTATAATGCAATAAAATTACCATGGTATATATCCGGCCAGAAAACCGATTCATCAAATGGTCCAGTTAAATTACTCGGTGTAGTAACAAAAAATTTAAATCAAATCAAACTGGCTACAAAACGAATGCCAGGTATTAGTATTAAATTGTCTAATCCACTTGAATATTACACCGACGTAGACTTCATAACACCCACAGACATAAACGGATTGGATTCGTAAAATTATTTTACTATTATATTGTATATGATAGTGGACTATGAATCTGATGTTAAAACCTGCCTGAACATAATAGCAGAAAACAAGACATTGTTAGTTCCGATCTATGCAAACCCAACCACTCATACGTGTATACAAGATATCTATGCATTGTATATATATTGTGAAGATGATAGTGAGTGGATAGTACCAATACATCATACAGAACAAATAAGGGGCTTCAACGAATATCTTAAGGACTTCTTAGCATTAACTGATATATATATCCATGACAAGAAGCGATGGCTTCAAACCGGTGGAAACGATGCCGTATGGGATGTAAAGACTTTGTGGTGGTATACTTACAATGAACCATATGATGAAACCCACTATCCAACCGCAGCTCATGAATTTTATTGGCGTAGACTAAAATCATTATCTCAAGTAAATTCAGTAATACCAATGCAACAGCATCTGGCAATGTGTCAAAAGATTAGGCATTATGCATGGCCAATGATATTAAATGTAAAACTTACAGATTCATATAAACAGTTCAATGAGTTGTATCCCAGAACATTTGCTGACATAGAACAAAATGGGTTAGCAGTTAATAGCACTTTTCGTATGCCAGAACTAGTTAATGGCAATCGAGTGTATTCCAGATACAACTATCATACCACAACAGGTAGACCAAGCAATGCATATGGTGGATTCAATTATGCGGCAATGAACAAAGAAGATGGTACTAGAGCAGCATTTATAAGCAGACACTCAGCTGGAGCTTTAGTAGAAATGGACTTTGATAGTTATCATGTTAGACTGATTGCTAAACTAATTGGATATGATTTGCCAGACACCAGTATACATGACTATTTAGGTCAATTTTATTTCGGTGTCGACAAATTAACGGAAGAACAACGATCGGAAAGTAAAAGCATAACATTTCGACTTTTATATGGAGGCATAGACAAAGAGTTTTTAACTATTCCATTCTTCCAGCAAGTGCATGATTTTGTGTTTAAACTTTGGGCTACATGGAAACGTAGTGGTTGCATAAAAACTCCTATTATAGGCAGAAGCATTTGCAAAGACCAAGTCACCAACATGACGTCATATAAATTGTTTAACTATTATCTGCAAGCCACTGAAACAGAAGTGTCTGTTAAAAAATTAGCAGAACTACAACGGTATCTGCAAGACTATGAAACATGTATAATATTGTATACATATGACTCCGTCCTATTCGATGTTCCTTTATCAGAAGCCAAAGGCCTATTGCCGGAAATTAAAATGTTATTAGAAACGGGTAATTTTCCGGTGAAATGTAAAGTTGGCGATATTTATGATAAAATGAGTAATATCACGTTATGAATATAGATTCTATAATTACCGAATGGACATACCGATTAGACAAGGGGTATCCAGATTGCGAAGAAGATTACGTAGAACTTAGAAATGTTTTACAAGAAATGACCGATCTTCCAGAAGCTGAACAAAATGTCATAGTTAAACGAGCAATGGGCCTTACTGAGGATGAAGAACAATTATCAAAGTTAGATAACGGAGACATTCCAAAAAATGATATTGAGTTATTAAAACAAGCATTTATAAAAATAGCTCCAGTCTATTCTAGATATCTTAAAATATTCAGTATGTTTGATCCAAATTCACTAGGAACAATATCTGAAGTGTTGTTATCTACATTGCTAAATAAACAACCTAAAATTGTATCTGTACATACTGGCGGCGCACAAACAATAAACGATTTACGTGTTAATGGACACGCAATTAGTTTAAAAACAACAGAAAAAGGAAAGGCAATTAGTTTAGGGAGTGATATTAAAAATATAGATGATAGGAATATAAAAGGAGTATTAACTTATTTAAATTTTTTAAAAACATCAGATACAAATTTTGAATCAAAAACAATAACAGATATTGTTAAACTCGATGAAAAAGATGATGACGATACAAAACGAGCTAAAGAATCAATTAAACAACGAATTAACTCAATAATAAACAAGATAGCAGGAGAAGACGGTAACGATCATTATTTTGTATGGGTAGAAAAAATAAAAAAACCTGGTTCTAACAATCCAATAACCGCAATACGTATTCACACGTATAAATACGATAGGAATAATTTATATAATGAATTTTATAATGGATATCCACATATTGCTAAAACTGGTTGGAGTATAACAGATAAAACTAATGCATTAGTAAATACTGACAGTGCATATAAATATTTAAATATTACACCCCATGCTGTCTATAAATTTGCTGGAGACGATGTGCCAATAGAAATTTCGTTAGGCGTAAAATTACTAAATAAAAAAATAGCTCCGGAGCAATTAATATCTTCAGAAATTTTAAGCGTATTAGATTCATTATCTATAAAACTATTTGGAGAATAATTTGAAAACACAACTACTATGCACATTTGCACATCAATCAGATTTAAACATTATAACTGATTACATACAACAAAGTTACACTATACCAGAACAACGAATATTTGTGTTTTCCAATGCTGAAAAAACAGATCAATTGTATTGCACTTATAATGCTGACAGCACAACACGCAGAGGACAAAACACCATAAGCATACATCGTAAAAAAGAAACCAACACCTTGTATACGGTTAATGCATTAAACGCAATTATACGACGAGTCAACAACGGAGTGTTAGACAAAACATATCAAGTAGATTGGACACACTATCGCAATTCATTTATATTAACCGACGATTCCGATTACCGAGTAGTTGAATTAACATTTTTCAAGAAGATTTCTTGGTAACCTGATATTTATTATATATAATAGGATAATAACATGATACGACTTAAAGATTTAATAGCAGAACAACATATGGACTTCTCTCCGGGTATGCCCGATGGTAATTCAAACGCACAAAAAGACTTTAAACTAATAGTTAATTACGCCCATATAGATTTCAACCTAGGCGGCGATTTTGACTTCGAAGTCGACGGCGAATTAGACGGGCAAATGATTGATTCATTGATTGGTGAAATAAAAATGTATCTCGATGATCGGAATACCGATTTGGAATATGTATCGGCATTTCATATGTATGATCAAACCAGAGCTATATCAGACATAAAATTAGATTGCAAAATACAAATAGACGGAGACGAAATTGACTTAACAATCATGATGGATGCAACCGGCAGTGTATTATCTATAGATATTCAAGATGCATCAATAGCAGATAAACACGGAATAAATGATCAAACTATAGAAGATCATCTACAAAAACTAGGATTGTAATGATACGACTTAAAACATTGATAGAACAATCACAACCACCAGAAGACAAAATAATTGACATCAAAGGGTCAGAACCTTATTACACTGTAATTTACAGACATGAAGGAAAAAATTATAAAATTGAATTTGAAGACTATGAATTAATAGATCGTGTCGACGAATATGGATGGACAGGTACCATAATGGGAGTTGATCAACATGGCGGTGAATGGATTTGTTATGCTAATGCCGTTGGTTTAGGCGGAGGAGATTATGATTGGGACATAGATTGGGATCAGATTTCATATCAAGGTATACCAAAAACAAAAGATGGGGTTGATCCAAATTCATTAGATTGGCAAGAAAGTGATGATCAAAACGCTGAAATGGGAGGCACTGCAGTAGTAGCTAAACATAATGGAAAATATTATGCTGCAAATGATCGCAACGGGCAATTTGATGAATTTCATGAAATTGACAAAGATCAATACAATGACGAATTAGGAATTCGATAATAAAAAACTTAACAAATTACTTGGACTTAACGATTTAATTATCTAATATATAATTAATAAATAACATAAATTAATAACTTAACAAAAAAAGAGTACTTAAATGGGACTTAACTTAGACGCCATCAAGGCAAAACTTAACCAATTAAACAAAACCGACGACCGTCGTAACAACCTTTGGAAACCAGAAGCTGGACCAAAAACAAGAGTAAGAATTGTACCTTACGTTCACCGCAAAGACAATCCATTTATAGAATTGTATTTTCACTATGACATTGCCAAACGGTCAATGCTATCTCCAATATCATTTGGTAATGCAGACCCGGTAGTTGAGTTTGCAGAAAAACTAAAAAAGACCGGAGACAAAGACGAATGGTTAATGGGTCGTAAAATTGAACCTAAAATGAGAACTTATGTTCCAGTAATCGTCCGCGGAAAAGAATCTGAAGGGGTTAAATTTTGGGGATTCGGTAAAACAATTTACACTGAATTGCTTTCTATTGTGTCTGATCCAGATTATGGTGATATCACAGATTTAATGAATGGTCGTGACATCGACGTAGAGTTTATTCCTGCAGAAGGCGGCGGATATCCTAAGACTACAATTCGTGTCAAACCTAACACCACATCTGCGACTGATGACAAGGCAATTGCAGAAAAGATCATGAACCAACCTCAGATCACCGACATTTTTCCAGAACCAACTTATGATGAGTTAGAAACAGCTCTTAAAGAATGGATGAATCCGGAAGATGACAGTGCAGACGTCGATACATCATCTAACACCACAGCAAACACATCTGCTAAAACTGAGGGCGCAGCACCAGCTAAGACCGAAGAAAAGAAAACTGATGTAGCTGAAGCATTCAACGATTTATTTAACAAGTAGGAGTCTTTAAATGGCAAAGAAAAAAAGCAAAAGTAAGGACGAACTGGAAGATGCGTTAGCAAACACATTGGCCGATAGTATAAACAAACAGTTTAAAGGTCAAGCGTTAAAGACAGCATTCTTTTTAGATGGCGATGATGATTCGCCAAGCAATGTTACCGAATGGATATCGTCAGGATGTGATGCATTAGACATAGCAATATCGAATCGACCTAATGGAGGATTTCCTGTTGGTAGAATTACCGAAATAACAGGGTTAGAAGCGTCGGGTAAATCATTGTTAGCAGCACACACCTTAGCGGAAACACAAAAGAAAGGCGGACTTGCAGTGTATATAGACACGGAGTCTGCAACTAGTTCGGAATTCTTAACTGCAATCGGTGCCGATTTGAAAACTATGTTATACGTACCTCTTGAAACGATCGAGGAAATTTTTGAAACAATTGAAACTATTGTGGATGGGGTACGTCAATCTGACAAAGACCGATTAGTAACAATTGTAGTAGACTCTATAATGGGGGCATCTACAAAAATTGAATTAGCAGCAGAATATGACAAGGATGGTTATGCAACCTCCAAATCAATTATTTTGTCTAAAGCAATGCGTAAGGTTACCAATTGGATTGCTCGAGAACGAATCTGTTTAATCTTCACCAATCAACTCAGAGTTAAAATGGGCGTGTCATTTGGAGATCAGTGGACAACATCAGGTGGTAAGGCAATTCCTTTCCATGCATCTGTTAGACTGCGATTGAAAAATACCGGTCAAATTAAAGCAACAGTTAATGGTGCAGAGCAGGTAGTAGGTAGCAAGACAAGCGTGCAGGTAGTTAAAAATCGTATGGGTCCACCACATCGTAAGATTGATTATGAAATCTATTATGATAGTGGTATTGACAATTTCGGTGGTTGGTTGAACCTAATGAAGAAATTCAAATTGGTTAAACAAGCAGGAGCATGGTACACATTGGAAGATGTAGATCATGAAACTGGAGAAGTCTTTGGAGAAATGAAATTCCAAAGCAAAGATTTTGTTAGCAAGGTAATGGATAATCCTGCAGCAAAGGAACGGTTATACAAAAGAATCTGCGATGCGTATATCTTTAAATATCAAGCAGGAGTACATGGTGGTATCGATGATGTCATTATAGACGAAACTGTAATTGATGAAGAAGGATAATGAATACGTATCAACGATTATTTAAAGAGTTACAGAAAGAAAAGGAAACGAGCCCGAAGGATGCTAATGATCATATCATGGTATTTGATGGGCTCAATACCTTTATCCGAAGCTTCGGTGCTACACCAGCATACAATGAAGATGGTGACCATATCGGAGGAATAACTGGATTTTTATATTCAGTTGGAAAAACGGTTAGAGATTTCAACCCAAGTAGATGTGTAATTGCATTTGATGGTAGGAATGGAAATACTAAACGAAAAAAGATTTATAAAGATTACAAGGCTAATCGAGCTAATAAAACAAAATTGCGAAGATTTGATCATCATGATTCTAGTATAGAAAATGAGCAACAATCAATGAAACATCAATTTAGTCGATTAATATCATATCTAGATTATTTGCCTGTAACTTTTTTATCAATGGATGGAATCGAAGCAGATGACACCATTGCATATATTGCACAAATGTATACGGAAACATGTAAGAAGATTACTATTGTTTCTACCGATAGAGATTTCTATCAATTAGTTGATGATCGAATCCAAATTTGGTCTCCAATTAAAAAGAAAATGTATGACACCCAAGCAGTTATAGACGAATTTGGAGTACATCCAAATAATATGGTATTATATAGATCATTTACCGGTGATAAGTCAGATAATATACCAGGAGTATCCGGTATAGGTCCAAAGACCATTTTAAAACTTATTCCGGAAATTGTTAATAGCAAACAAGTTACGTTAGAAGAGTTATTTGAAAAGAGTAATACACTTCTAACCGAAACAAAAAAATATCAGAAGATTTTAGATCATCGAGAAACCCTTGAAAAGAATTGGCAACTCATGGACATAAAACTTCTAGATATATCAGCAAATGTATCTTCTAAAATCAGAGGCATAATGGGTGAATCGATATCCGGGTTAAACCGTGCCGAGTTTCAGCGGTTATTCTATGAAGATAAAATGTGGGCAGTAATGAAGAATCTTCCAGATTGGTTGACTCGAACATGGCTTTCATTAGATGCATTTGCAAAACAAACACAGAAATGATTTGATTTTATTTTAATTTTTATTATTATCTATTATGACAGATAAATTAAGTGAATATGGATGGGGCTTTCAAGTAAAAGTATTATCTGCAATGTTTACGGATAGACTATTTTTACAGCAAGTAGCAGATATAATTCAATCGGATTATTTTGAATCAGACGCCAATAGTTGGATAATGGATGTAATATTAATACATTTTAATGAATATAAAGCACCTCCAACTAAAGATGTACTCAAGGTAAAAATTACCGGCATTGAAAATGATATTCTTAAAGCTGCGGTAATGGAGCAGTTAAAAGATGTATTCCGATATATGGAGTCGAGTGACTTGACTTTTGTAAAGGATGAAATTTTAAAATTCTGTAAAAATCAAGAAATCAAGCGTGCCATTATGGATTCTGTTGTATTACTTAAAAATGGTAATTTTGATGAAATTAAAACTAAAATAGACGGCGCAATGAAAGCCGGTGCAGATACCGATATTGGGTTAGATTATAAAACTAGTGTCGCCGCAAGATATGATGAAGCCGCAAGACATACAATTACTACCGGATGGGATGTTATTGATGATTTAATGGATGGTGGATTAGCCGATGGCGAATTGGGTGTAGTAATGGCACCAGCTGGAATCGGTAAATCTTGGCTTCTTATTAATATTGGAGCAAATGCAATTAAAGCAGGACATACCGTTATACATTATACATTAGAATTAAACAAAGAATACGTTGGACAACGATATGATTCGGTATTAACTGGAATTAATGCTCAAAACTTAAAAAATTATCAATCTGATATCCAAGACAAAATGGATAATTTAAAAGGTGAATTAATTATCAAGTATTATCCAACCAAATCGGTTAGTGTAATGGGAATAAAAGCACATTTAGAAAAATCAATCATGTTAGACAAGAAGCCAGCATTGGTAATTGTGGATTATGGTGACTTATTAAAAATTAATACTAAGAAAGATAAACATGAAGCACTTGAAGATTTATATGAAGATCTACGTGGTATGGCTGGCGAATATGAGATACCAGTATGGACTGCATCGCAAGCCGGCAGGAGTGCATTGGAAGAAGATGTAATTGAAGCAGATAAGATTGCATCATCATATGGTAAAGTAATGGTGTCAGATTTCTTAATGTCATTGTCTAGAAAAGTAGAGGACAAAATGTCAGGTACTGGTCGTGGCCATGTTATTAAAAATAGATTTGGTCCGGATGGTGTAACATTGCCGTGTAAAATAAATACTAATAATGGGCAATTTCAATTTTTTGAACCCCAAACTGCCCAAGGAAAACAAACTACACAAGTTATGAAAACTGGGGAAAATATGGTGAAAAAAAATCTTGCGCAAAAGTTCAAGGATTTGGGTGGAACGTTAGGATAGCGTTATATTTATATAAGCAAAACGTCCGGTTGATTCCCGGGCTTTTTTCGTCTAAAAATAAATCGTTAATAAAAAAACAAGGAGATTACAAAACAATGGAGATTTCAAACAAAATTTTGAGTGATATCACAGTATACATGAAGTATGCAAAATATTCCCCGGAGCTCGAACGGCGCGAGACGTGGGATGAATTAGTCGACCGTAACAGAGATATGCACATAAAACGATATCCTAAACTACGTAACGAAATACTAGACGCATATGAATATGTATATGCAAAAAAAGTATTACCGTCAATGAGATCACTGCAATTTGGTGGTAAATCTATAGAAATCTCTCCAAACCGAATTTATAATTGTGCATATCTTCCAATTGACGATTACCGAGCCTTTGGTGAAACTATGTTTTTATTATTAGGCGGAACGGGTGTTGGTTATTCAGTGCAAAAGCACCATATAGAAAAATTGCCAGAAATTCGCAAACCAAATTTAGACAGAACACGACGATTTTTAATTGCGGATTCAATCGAGGGATGGGCAGATGCAGTTAAAGCGTTAGTTAAAAGTTATTTTCAAGGAACTTCTAAATTAAAATTTGACTTCTCAGACATTAGACCAAAAGGGGCTAGGTTAGTAACATCTGGAGGTAAAGCCCCAGGCCCACAACCATTAAAAGAATGCTTAATTAAAGTACAAGGAATATTAGATGCTAAACATGCTGGCGAATTTTTATCGCCGATTGAAGTTCATGACATGGTATGTCACATTGCAGATGCTGTCTTGGCAGGAGGTATTAGGCGTGCAGCACTTATTAGTTTGTTTAGTGCCGACGATGAGGATATGATTGCATGTAAAACTGGTAATTGGTGGGAAACAAATCCACAACGAGGCAGATCTAATAACTCAGCCGCATTAATGCGACATAAATTAACCAAAGGATTTTTTATGGATCTTTGGAAGCGAGTAGAATTGTCTGGAGCAGGTGAGCCGGGTATATATTTAACCAATGACAAAGATTGGGGAACTAATCCATGTTGCGAAATAGCACTTAGACCATTTCAATTCTGTAATTTATGTGAAGTAAATGCATCAGATATTGAATCACAAGAAGATTTCGAAAATCGAGTAAAAGCGGCGGCATTCATTGGTACACTTCAAGCAGGATATACTGAGTTTCATTATTTAAGACCAATTTGGCAAAGAACCACTGAAAAAGATGCATTAATAGGCGTATCAATGACCGGGATAGGCTCTGGTACAGTATTAGGATATGATATGACTAAAGCTGCAGAGATTGTTAAACAAGAGAATGCGAGAGTAGCTAATATATTAGGTATAAATGAATCTGCTAGAACAACCACAGTTAAACCAGCTGGAACTACATCATTAGCATTAGGTACAAGTTCAGGTATCCATGCATGGCACAATGATTATTATGTTAGGAGAGTAAGAGTAGGTAAAAATGAGGCAATATATACATACTTGGCAAACAATCATCCAGAGCTTATAGAAGATGAATATTTTCGTCCTCACGACACTGCAGTTATCAGTATTCCACAAAAAGCACCAGCTGGTGCAATTATGAGAACCGAATCACCATTTGAATTATTAGATAGAATCAAAAAAGTGCATTTAGATTGGGTTAAACCAGGACACCGAACGGGGAACAACACACACAATGTATCTGCAACCGTATCTCTTAAATCGGATGAATGGGACTTAGCAGGCGAATGGATGTGGACTAATCGAAATCATTATAATGGATTATCTGTATTACCATATGATGGTGGTACATATGTTCAAGCTCCATTTGAAGACTGCACTGAATCAAAATACAATGAAATGATGTTGGCACTTAAAGATATAGATTTGTCTAAAATCGTAGAATTATCTGACGATACAGATTTATCAGGAGAATTAGCGTGTGCTGGTGGCGCTTGTGAAATTACATAACCAGAAATTAAATAATTTTATTAACAAAAAAAAGAAGTACAATGAACAAACAAG